TTTCATTCACCTCATCAATTTCGTTGTCGTAAATTAGTTTATTCATGGCTTAGCTTCGATTTGAATGATTAAAGATTGGATATAATCACGGCAAAGTTTCACACGCTCGATCACTTCATTGATAAACTCATCATCATAATCAAACTCAAATTCTTTTATCCGTAATTTACTAGGTAAATGATCGTATGAAACAGGCTCATTGTATTCCAATTCATCAGGCGTATTTTGAAGCGTGAACACTAGCTTGGCTTTTTTCTTTCCTGTTAGGTGCATGTATCCGTTCGCTTGCATCCAATACCCTTTGTCTGGTTCGTTGTCGAATAAAGGAAAGGTAAAACAATCCCAGCTAGCTTTCATCTCAATTACTTCATCTGCCAAAAGTAAGTCAGGCGTTCCCGTAAAATAATCATTTTCAAAGTGATCCATGTTCTGCAAAATGAATCCTAAACCTCTCTCGGTTGTATAGTAATCCGCTGCCGCCGCTTCGACTTCTAAACCCTTTGTTAGGTACTTTGAATTGATTTCTTTACGTGTACCGTAGATTTGTTGTTTTAGCCATTCCTCTAAATAGCTTTTTGTCGTTTCTGAAAGTGTTTCAGTTTTTGATCTTGGATTAGTCATAATTTTGCCAATCGCTGAGCATCTAATTTTAAATTCCTTAATTTCCATTTGTCAATAGTTTTTCGTCCGCTTCTGAAAGCGTGTATTGTTTTTTAATTTGTTCTATTTTTACCAGCCCTTTGCTGATTGAATCTTTTGCGCTTGCCCATTTCGGGTGAAGCGGTGTCAAAACAAAGCTAGTTTTAACCACTCTCAAAGCATCATGAATCTCGCCGAATGCTTTTACTTTCTCAATTGTGATCTCGATCTTTTTACCGATCCAATCCTCAATAAAAGGCGAATCCATGATCTTAGCCGTTGTTTTTAAATTCGTGCTATTCATAATCATAGGCTTTGATCCTTCAAACGATACGGCAACGCATTCGTCTTTACCCCCTTTACCATCGTGAACCATCTCTTTTTTTACTCCTGTAATGGTGAACGCTCTATTTTTAACCGTTCCATTTTCATCTATCAAATCCCATGATCCTAAATAGTCTGGATTGCGTAGCTTTTTAAAGTGTGTTTTTGACATAATTTATTTGTTTTCGTTTCTAGTTAATAATGCATTTAATAAAAAATCTCTGTAATCGTTTAGACTTTCGGTAGTTGGTGCAAATATTTGAACGGTTAATTTTAAATCTCGATCCTCAATATCACAGGCATAAAATTCGTCTGTAAACTCACCATCTTTTACGTGCCAAACCTTTGAACTTTCCCAATTCGGTTGGATGTTTTTTAAATCTTTCATAATGTATTTTTTTCGTTTAACCTCCAAACCCCGTCGAACCACTCTCTTAAAGTGTCGTTACGGGGGTGGGTTTGGTAAACTAAAGTTGTTTAATTTTCGATTCCTGAATTAGCAATAATTTTTTGAGTAGCGGTCCAAGCCTCATCAGAATCATAATTTGCCTCGTCATTAATAATATCGATTAAATCCATGTCTTTTTCGGTATAGGTGACTTCTATATTATTCATCGTATCGGTAACTGTAACATCGTAATGTCCTGCGTAAACTTTTTTGTTTGTGATAAAATATTCTGGCGTTTTCATAATGTATTTTTTTTAGTTGTTTAATTTCGTTTGAACAAATATACGAACTTTATTTTAATTAAGTGTCATTAAATTACGTTATTTTTTAAATATTATGTTAAAATTTTAACACTTGCTGAAAGTCAATCAGTTATAAGCTTATTTTATTGGATAAATTATTCCTTTTCCTTTCTGAGTGCAATGTGCTTTGAAGCCCATTGATATTAATTTATCAATCTTATATTTTTGTAATGGTTTCAAAGTGTCCGATTTTTCTTTGCATTCAATGAAAATAGCTTCACCATCTTTTAAACAAAGAAGGTCAGGAAAACCAGCAACGCTCAGCTTAATTAAATTCAAAACTAAATAGCCCTTTTGCTCCATCTCTTTTTTTATCTCAGTTTGGTAATTCATAATCCTTTTTGAAATTTGACAATGTATAATTCTTTTTATTCATAACAGATCGGTATATTTTTTGCTCAATCCCACCATGAGCGAAGATCCAAAACACTTTGTTGAATTTTCGTTCCATGGTTGTCATACGATCTTTGGACTGCCAATAACTAACTGCGCTGAAATCAATGTTGTAATAAATTAGATACTCCGCTTCTTTAAGTGATATACCTTCCCTACCTGAAACAATTTGCAAAGCTATGTTTTTACATGTGGTATTGAACTCCTGTAAGTCATTGGTTAGGTCATCGCCAAATATCTCTTTTAAGGCATCCCATTCGGCTTTAAACTTGTAAAAAATACCGATCTTGGTACCTTTAAATCTTTCTCGAATAAACTCCGCTTTGGAATAATCAAACACCGTTCTAGTTCCATCCTCGAATTTAATCGTTCCGCTAAACATTTGGTGTATTTTTTGTTGAAGTTTTACCGCCGTATCTGCTAGAACTTCGCCTTTTTTACCTATCACAACCTTGTCACGCTTTAATAATTCAATCACATTATAAGTAGATTGCTTCATTTGAACCGTTAAAACTTCTTCTTGTACTTCGGTAGTGAATCCAGCTTGTTTCTGTGTAAAGGTCAAAATATACGGCTCAATCACTTTTTTAATTAAATCAATCCTAGCATCGGAGTAGTCCGTAATTTTGCCATGCGCTAAATACCGATCCGTTTTATTTACGTAAACATTCGCCCATTTATAAAAATTAGTTTCTGCAAATGGTGAATATTTCGACACCCAAAATTGGTGATAGATTTGGCTGTAAGATTCGGGGGTCATTGTGCCAGATAAAAAGATCATTGGTAAACGGCTGTATTTTTCTTTAAATAACCTTGTGCCGGTCGAAGGCTTGGGAAAATTTCCAAAACGGTGGCTTTCATCATGGATAACCAAATCAAACTTATCTTCTATTTTATGTAAAGATTCATTATTTATAACTAATATATCAAAAATATCATTATAACCAAAATCAAAATAGTCTTTTAATATAGATTGGATCGCTTTTTTTTTAGTCGTAAACAGAACATTTTTAGCCCCAAACAATTTTGCGATCTCCAAAGCTGTTAAAGTTTTGCCGGTTCTAACTTCCATATTTAAATAGACTATTTTTTTTCTATTTAAAATGTCAGCCCCTTTATTAGCTAGTTCGATTTGGTAACTCCTTAGTTTAGTCATTTAGCCAATCGTATTTAGTTTCTGCTATTTGGCCACCATCACTAATTGAAAACCATCTGTTGGGTGTCCTACCCTCACTATACTCAAAATTCCTGTAAGATGAATACTTTTTAATCCAAATGCTAAAGGTCTTTCTTTGCAGCCATTTCTTAAAGTCTGGATAATCTTCAACAAATCTATTGTACACCTCAATTTTATCATGCCGAGCGTTTAAAGTTAGGTTCTGCCGGTCATTAATCCAATCAAAGAACTCCATTGACGTTTCAGCTATAAACTTCCTTAAATGAATGTTCTTAGCATTTTGCTCAATTAATCCATTGTTGAGGTATTTCTGCAAACATTCCACCATGTAATTGTCAAACTTATTGAAATCACTCAGCTCCCAATCGTCAAATAACTGCCTGTTAAACTCGCTAATCGGAGTAATGTCCTTGCCATAATACTGCGCAAACTCAATCTCGTGACGTCTTCGGTTATGGCTGTTACCCTCCCCTTTAATAGCATAATTTGTCGATATGACAATCTTAGGGCTGTCTTCAACTTTCAGCTTAATAGCATCCTTATTTTTTCGCTCTAAGGTCATCCCCTCAGTTACTAAACTAAACTTACTTTCAAAATCGAAATTCTTTTTTACATCATCGAAAACCAGCACATTCGTTTCAGCTGATACCGTTTGATATGGGAATGACTTTTTATCATCGAACGCTTTACCATCTAAAATTGAAACCTTTCTAATATTTGCAATCCCTTGTATAAATAACCCTTTACCAGTTCCCCCCTCAGGATTCTCGCTAATTACTTCGTCATTTAAAATAATAGCCCTGTTATTCATCTTATCTTTATGGGTGCAAAGTAAATAACCAATTGTACATTCAATAGCTAACGGGTTACTGTTTGAAATGTTATGAATAAAAACTTTGTAATCGTTATCATTCTTATTAATAATATTGAAGCTACGTTCAATTATCTGTGATTCCCAAATGTACCCATCTACATCAATGAAATCAATCATGTTGGTGGTGTTCTTAGTTACTTCTAATATCCCATTTTGAAAAGCAATAAAGGACTTTTTAGAAGTATCTTTCAGCATCATTAATTCAACTGATTCCAGCATCAAAAGAAAGTTGTCACTGAATAAGGTTGCATATTTTGCGCAATAGCTCCAAACATCGAACTCCGATCTTTGCTCTAGGTAGTTTAACACAAAATCCTTTATTTTTTCTACTGACGTTTCACTAACTTTATTTGAGTTGATCGAAACAAAGATCGGTTTTTGCGCTCCCTCTGGAAAATACTTTTTAAATCCATTCCTTTCGAGAAAGCGTTTGTAAAAAATAGGGTTAATACTTACCTTACTTTTATCGTCTTTGTTCCAAAAGTCCAAATGTTCGTCATTCGATTTTATCTCTTCAAATATTTCAGATGAAACGTTGTATTTTTTCGTCACCACATCCCGACCTTTTGGAATGTCAATCGCTATTTTATTTATTTTCTCGTAATTCTCAAAGTACTTGCAATTAAATTGCCTAGATCGGTATGCGCTTTTAATTGTGTTCACCATTTCAGCTGAGGTAAAATCACCGTGAATGATATTATTTTCGATATAATATTCGGCATTCGTTTGATCTACTCCATACTCGCAAAATGCACTAGCCACATCAAACACGAAGGCATTCCTTTCTCCCTCTCTAAAATCTTTTGACCAGTTCCATTCCATTATTTTATTAATAATAATGTCATTATCTGTAATTGGAATTAATGGAACTCGATCTTTAATTTGATAACCTTTATCAATGATAATGGGGTTATAAGTTTCACAATCTTTGTTAATATAAATGTTAGGGTCGTAAGATTCAAAGCACACCCTAGACAAATCACTCCCAGACTTATCTAAATAGTCATACGAGTAATCCAAACTAAACTGCTCA